ATGCTGTTTCATGTCCCGAAATATGTTCCACGGCACCTTGAAAAAGCGCGAAAATCCGAATGACACGAGGACAAAGCACTCTGCGCCGAGCTTTTCGTGCTTGTTCAGTCGCTTTTCCTGTTCGGGGGAAATGACATCGCGGCTCATCCTGTCGGTGTCGGTGTGCTTTGCCTCGAATACAATCGACCGGCCGTTTTCCGCAGTCCCTTTGTAGTCCGGCTGCGCCCTCTTGGTGAATACGGCTACGAAATGACCGCGCTCAAGCCTTTTTATGGGTTTCATCGGCTCCGGTGTCTTTTCGATCTCCGCTATGCCGAGATCGCTGTAAAATTCGCATGACCGGCTGATGATGTCTTCAAAGGTCTGTCCGGCAGCTCTGCTCTGCCTGCCGGTGAGTACGGCCTTGTAATGGGCTTGCAAGTCTTTCTTCATAGCAGCCCCTTTTCCCGCGCAAATTCGACCAGCTTATAGACCGTCCCTTTGCTGATTCCCTTGCATTCACCGTCTGAGAGCATTTTTAAGAGGCGTTTCACGCCGCCGCTATCGGTTGTCCTGTTTTTCCGTTCCGCTTCTCCGAGGGTATCCGAGCCAGTCTGAGCGTCACGAATCGCGTCATTATTCTGTTCCATATTTCCTCCTCACTGGTAATATCCGCCGCTGTCGGGGTATGGCGGGTAGTTTGTCGGGCCGCCGCTGCCGTAGCCGCCCTGCTGCTGATAGCCGCCCTGCGGCCCGTCGTAATACTGACCGTTGTATTGCTGCTGTGGAGGCTGCTGCTGTTGCTGCGGTGCGCCGTACTGCTGCGGAGGCTCCGCAAAAGGTCCCTGCGGTTTGCTGTCTGCCGGTTCGATGTGCTTTGCGACGACTTCTGTCACCTTGCGCTTGTTTCCGTCTTTGTCATCATATGTCCGCGTGTGGAGGTAGCCCTCTACGATGATCTTGCGGCCCTTGCCGAGATAGTTCAGCACGAATTCCGCCTGCTGTTCCCATGTGGAAATGTCAAAGAAGTCTGCCTTATCCTCTCCGCCGGGTACTTTTACGGCAATGCTGAACGAGCAACAGGTTTTTCCTGTTGTCGTCTGCCTGCGGACGAGATCGTGTGTGATTCTGCCTGTTAAGATTACGCTGTTCATTCTTCATCCTCCGTTTCCTGCTCGATTCCGAGCAATGTGATAATGTCCCCGAAGCAGTCAACATAGATCGGGACGGCTCTCAGTTCGCAGCTTGTCACAGGGTCGTCCTCATCGGGAAGATCGGGGAAGTCTGCCCGGTGGTAATACTGTTTCCGCAGTTCCGCAACCGAAGAAAATTCGTGTTCGATGTGGCTGCCGTCGGGAGCGATGACCGTACATACAAGACCGATGTCCTTTTTCGGCTCCGGCGGCTTGATTCCGAGCCGTTCCGCAAGCCGGTTCGTCTTTTCGATTACGGCCTTTTCGACTGCCGGAATGTTTTTCTGCATAATAAACATCTGCGTGAGCATGATGAGGACATCTGCCATTTCCTCGGCAATGTTGTTTTCCGCCTTGTAGATGTCTCCGAGCGTGTGCGATGGGTTATTTTGGATCCGTCGCTGTTTCAAGATTGCCTTTGACAGCTCCGACATCTCCTCAATTACCATGTCCTGCTGCGCGTCTACGCCGTATCTGCTGATCGCGGCAGCAAGTACGCTGATCTGCTCCGGTGTAAACTGTGGCATTTTTGTCTGCATAATTGTTTTCCTCCTTTGGCTGTTGCTTATTTCATTTATAATCCTCAAATCTTTTGCAGGTGCGAAATATCGCCCTGTTATTTACATATCGCTGCAATCGCCTCACTTGGTCTTTTGGCGAAGTGTTCGCTTTGTCATACACCATGACATAAGGCAAATATCCTAAATCTCGCAGGGTATATATTCTTTCCAAATCCTGTTCAAGGGTCGTATTATAATTTGTGAGAACATAAACGATCAGTTTATTGAAGTGCCACCCCGATATTTCTTTGAACATCTGGAATTTTGGCACAATCATCTTTTTGTCCTCGTATTTGTCCCACGCAAAATGTACACGCTTTACCTTTAGTTGACAGAGCATTTTAGCTTTTTTATCGGTCATAAGCCGCATATCAATTCCTTGATTGATGTCAATTCTTGCTTTGCTGTCGATGAGCTGCTGTAACAGGTCTTTCCAGTCCTTGCAGGCAATCAGATTCGGGTCGCATAGAACAATATTTTTCTGCCCGTCCCAAAACTCCGAAAGGTCGGCAACCTTGACGGAGCATTTGCCCTCTTTCGCCTCTACATGGCAGAAGTCACACCCTCTCGGACAGCCTCTTGTAAGAAAACCGTAGGCGGTGTCTTTGGTAAGATCGGGATACAGACTATAATCGGGATAGATATGCTCGATCTCATAGGGCAAGTCATGGTCTGCCGATTTATCATAGACCTCTTTGCCGTTTGCCATAGAGATTGCATAACCGCTGCCGCCCTTTATGATCTCGTCGGCATCTACTGGATATTCGTAATCAGGAGTAAAGCTGAATACTTTTGAAATGTATACTTTGTCCATATGGCCGCTTGTTAATGGCATATACCATTCTACTGAATCTCCCTGCCACTTGTGCCACGCTGAAATCTTCATAAGCGGTAAGTTTGGAAAGTTATGCCCATCTACATCAATCATGCCGATTTTCATTTTTCACCTACATCACCCAATACATCTCCGGCATCGCGTTTGCCAGTTCATTCAGTCTGATATACCGCTGCCCGTATTGCGGGTGTCCGCTTTCCTCCCAAGCGTTATAAGCGTCCTCAAGGCATCGTATCATGTGCAGCGTTTCAAGGTTGTGGTCTATCATGACTCCGAGTGCGGCTTTGATATAGTCAAACCGCTGCCGGAGATCGTAAAAAGCCATCATCATGCCGACGCTCTGCCCGATCTGGGATATGATTTCGGCTTTCGTGTGCCGCATGAGCCGCTTTCCTGCCTCGGTCGTTGCAAGCTCCGCTTCATAGCTGCAAAGGCTGAAATAATCCTCCTCGTAGCAATCAAAGCCGACAACCGAAAAGCGATTCCCTATGAGCGCTACTGTGCAGTCGTCGAAATCCTGCGGCTCGATCTGGTATAGCTGCTCTCGCAAGCTGTCAACGAGCGCCGAGAGTTCTGAAAACTCCATACGGTACCTCAAGCCGTCATCCTCGTCACCGTCCATGACCGGCTGTGTTACATCGTCACTATCGTAAGCCCATCTGATGTCATCGCAGGCCTCGCTGATCTCGTCAAGCTCTCTGGTGATCTCGTCATAGCCCATAGTGGAGAGTGCGCTGCGCTTGTATCTAAGCGCTTTCGCCCGTTCCTGATTCATAGCCTAGTCGCCCTCCGCAAGTTTTCGCATATCTTCTTCTTCTTGCCGCCGCCTGATCTTCCAGTAATCGGTGTCTGCGCCTTTTCTTGTTACGGCATACCCGTGAATGCAGAAAATCCGCTCGTGCCAGTCGTCGTACCCGCCGTAAAATCCCTTTTTGACATATCCGTCTGTTTCGAGCTGCCTCATGATCTTTCTGACTTTGGAAAGGCTGATTCCGGTGTCTTGGGCAATCCAAGTGCAGGGGAATACGTCGCCGTCGTATGAACACGGTCCCGGTATCAATGCGGAATACTCGCAAATTGATTTGAGGCACTTTTCGTAATCGGAAAGTTCAGTCATTTGTCTTTCACCTCCTCTTTCAGCCATTTCAAAAAGCCCTCCTCGCAGCTTATTTCTTCGCATAAAAAATTGTCAGGATGATTGTTGCCGCAATAATTGCACGCGGCATCATTACTCATGAATGCCTTGTCAAATAACTTTGCAAGTTCCTCATCTGACATCGCTCTTATCCGGTCACCGTTGGTCTGCTGTTTGTGAATCGGCTGCCTAGTTGGTGTATCAGTTGGTGAATCTGTTGGTATATTCTTGAGCGTGGGGATAGAGTCTATCAGACTGCAAAAGTCAGTCCATGCGTAGGTGTCGAGCTTTTTTGCAAGCTCTTTCGCAATATCGCCGTCAATCGGCCTCATGTGAGCTGCCCTCCGTCCGATGCTGTTCAAGCCCCCATGTGTCACGCTGCGGCTTGAAAATGACCTCGTACTGATCGTACCGCTTCATTGCGTACATCGGTGTGTTCGGCTCTCCGTCGAAATCGTTGTTGAGCGCGGTGCAAAGTCTCGGCGGCCTGCCGAGGCGCGGGTCAGTGTCTTTCCACTTCCTGCCGTCTGCATCCTCATACACCGGTCTGTCCCAACTGTCCCTGCCGATAAAGGACAGAATCAGCGGAATCCTGTATTCCTGTTCAAGCCACTTGGAAAGTTCTGCGCCATCGTCAAAAGCGGGAATGCCGAATATCTTGTAAAAACCGTCGCTCAATCCGTCGTTGAGATCGTCGTCGCTCAGAAACTTCGTATAAAGCGTCAGGGCAACCGCATTCGTGATCTTGTCCATTCCTGCGGTGAATGTTGTCCAGACGGCTCTGAGGTCGTTCCACGCCTTGACTGCGCCGCTTTCTGTCTGCGCCCATTTTGCCTTGCTGAGATGCGTCTTGTTTGTCGGGCAGAATGCCTTGAACATCCCGTCTGTGGATTCAATCAAGAGCGGCCTGCGTCCACAAAGCGGGCATCTAACGGCTGCTTTCAGTTCTCTTTCGTCAATCTTCATATTGGCTCTCCTCGAAATCAATCTGGTAATGCTCTTTCAGCCACTCCATGACATCTTTCGGGTTGTAATCCTTTCCAAGCGGCTTTTGCATCATCAGTACATATTCATCCTCGACTGCGTTTTTTCAGGCGTTTCAGCCGCTTGGGTCCGAATCCGTACAGCTTGTGCAGCTCATACATGGTGACGGCTATTGCCTGATACACGCAATCCTTTTCGACCATTTCATACAGCTCATCCCGTATCTTGTTCAATTCCTCCCGTGCAATCTGTTTTGCCCGTCGCTCGATCTCGGATTTGCTGTATGGTCCGTAATGTGATTTCATGCTACACGCCCTTTCTGCCTCCGGCTGCTCTGAGGTCGGCTGTCAGTCAACCGTAACGCGAATCATCCGTATGTTGACATCCGCTCCGGTTTTCTCTCTGACCGGTTTGAGGAGATCGTGCATCTTTTCGCTCACCTCAACGGGCAGGGGAAGATGCCGTCCTTTGCCTCTCTCGGTAATTACGACCGTCGTTGTGACGGTGTACGATTTCTCAAGCCGTGGCATTGCGTTTTCTCTCACATCTGCATCAAGGAATTCGTCAAATATCGCCTGCATTCCTGCTTCATCTGCGGATGCGTTCCCGTACTTCCTGCTGTACCAGTCGAATGCGCGGCTGAGTACGGTGCTGTTCAATGCGTCTGGATTCTTCGCAAAATACTCTCTGTTCGTCATAGTCGATTCGGTTCCTTTCGTATGTGGATAATTCTTCGTAGCCCTTGCCGTAAACGACATAGAGCTGCTGCTTTACGCGGATGTCGGCGGTTCTGAGTCGGCGGTCAACCTCCTCCTCGATGTATTCCTCCGCCTCTTGTTTTGCAATGTCCTCGATGATCGCAAGCGTATGTACCCAATAAAGCATAATCAAGAGGGCAAGCGAAACGATTACAAATAAAACCTCAAGAATTGTCATCATGGTATGTTCTCCCTTTCTTTTGGCAACTGAGTTGCGATTCTCTGCTTGTTTTGCAAAGTCCTGTTTCGATTCTAAATCTTTGTTTCTATTCTTGCATACTGAATTAGATTAAGGAAAGTTACCGGCAAATTGAATAATATCGTATTTCCGTGCTTTTTCTATATCTACGCTAAATCTAAACTGTTTTCTGCAAGTTAGAAGCGATTTTATTTGGCGCTGCCGCCGTCGTCTTTCGGCTTGAAAGTCGAATTCAGCAGGCTCCAATCTCCGTTTTTCGGTCGCCAAAGGTGCAGGACTTCCATTTTCGATGTCCTTGCCCCGCCTCCGATCGTGCCGATGTCGCGGTTCATGCCGCTGAATCCGTGGAAATACTCGGACGCTTTCGGGTGAATCTGCACAACATCCTCGTCATCGCGCCAGAATACCCGCTTTGCCTTGCACATGATTTCCCAAGATGGTGTCTTTCTTCCGCGCCCGACATGGATTGCCGCGTGTTCCCATCCCTCCTCGTCAAATCCAAGTGTGAAGAAGATTTGCGTTTCCCGGTCGTAAATCTGACCCGCAAGCATCTGGATTCCCATAACTGCGGTATTCATAAGGTTGAATACATCGCCGGATGCCTTGATCTCCTCAAGTGTTTTCATGCTTCCTTTTTCCTCCTATCGTTGTTGCTTCGTCGGTTCTGTCGCTGTACCAATAGTCGGCGAGATCGCGGCAGTAATCCCTCGCGCATTCAAGGTGGTATCTAGCCTGAACCGTCTCGCACGGTATCACTTCGCTGCTGCCGTATCTCTGCTCGTTGAGCTTTCTGAGCATTTCCTCAAGCTCGATCTGGATGTGCCGATACATCGAGCCGCGCTCATCGTTACGGTTCATCTGCGCTCTCCTCCGTCCCCGGCGAATCAGGCAAAGGCAGCCAATGAGTAAAGTTGTATGTCGAATAGCAGCATCCGAATTGCTTTCTGTTGTAGCAATAATACATGACTTCCCATTCGCAGCAGTATCCTCTCGGCGTTCCCCAACGCACCAGATAATAGCCGTCTGTGTCCGGCAGACGCTCTCTGCAAGGAATCGGGCGAGGAAAGCTGCCTGCGGTAATGCTCTCTGCTGCCTGCCTCTGATCTCTTGCAGTCAGCATCGTAACGGTCCGGCATCTCCAACAATGGACGGAATAGAGCCTGTCCTCATGGTAGGCGACTGTCAGCTCATTGCCGCAGTTTTTGCAGTATACTCCGCTGCTGTTTCGCGGTGTCGATTCCTCTGCAATCTTCAACAGACCGTCAAATAAGCTGTGTGCCTGTTGATCTATCACCATTTCAGCCCTGCCTCCTCCGTGATCTGTTTGATTGTCTCTTGCAAAAGTTTAATCGGTACGGCCTCTACAAATTCTCCCTGCGGGGTTTCAAACATTTCTGCTCCGTTTTTCATCGCATCCACCAAAAGCATGATAGCGCCTCTTAATTCAAGTTTGCTCATCCTGTGTCACCTCCGTCCGGTTTTCCCGGCAGCGGTTTCCAGTGCGTCACCTGTTCGAGCTGATCTGCGGAATAGCACTCAATGAACCAGTCGCCGTCCCAATACGCCACATTGTACTTGTTTCCCTTATACGCGGGGCAGTAGCACAGTACCGGTGTTCCGGTTTTCGGCATCTGCTTCTTGCAGGAAATCCATTGCTTTTTCTCCTCTACCTCCGGCAGAGGGCAGTCAACAAAGAAACTTGGGTTTTCGCCTTTGGAAACATCTGGGTCAACGGTGCATCCTCTGGTGCATTTGTGCTTTTTCATGCTGTAATAGGCGCATTCGGCGCAAAGGGATATTCCTTTCATTTCTGGCCTCCCGTCTTGCTTGGGACATTTATGTCCGTACCACCGTTCCTTGAGCCGCAGTGCGGGCAATGTCTGGTGAGGTGTTCCGCGTATGGAGAAAGTGATTGCAGGACATCCTTGCGGTATGTCACATTGCAGTTTGAACAAGTAGCCGCAAGCCCGCCGCCGTGTTCAATCCAATATCCGCGCTGCGCCGGTTTGGCTCTGTCGTCGAGGTATTCATTGGCGAAAATCTTTCTGCAATCAGAGCCGAAATACTCAATGATTTCGGGGAGGTTTTCGTTCACGGCATCGAACACAATGCCCTGTCCTTTGCACCACTCGACTGCCTCTTGCAGCCTCTCTCCAACGCGGTTTGTCCAGAGGATGAGCTTTGCGCCGTCCCGCTGCTGTTCTTTGACATAATCAATCCATGCATTGATCGGCTCTCCGATTTTCGGCCAAGCGTTTTTGCACAAGGTTCCGTCGAAATCAACGGCGATGATCTTGTTATCCATTATCTGTGCCTCCGTTCATCAGCTTTCGTAAGCTGTCCTTGATGTAATAGTCCAGCCCAAGATTCTTGCAAAGGCACTCCGCTTCTTCTCCAAAGGCTTTCCAATCAATGTCGGAATAGCAGTAGTTGAGCTTTCCGATTTTCACTTTGTCAGTAAACGGCGCAACGATTCTGATTGCATCCAAAACACGCTCCGCGCAGACAACCGGTTCAAAAGACACCCATGTCTTGATACCCTTTTCATGCGCTGCTTTAAGGTCTGTGATGCGTCGGGCAACCCAATCGTTATCAAGCGGCGCAGTGCCGTCAATAGTAACCCCGTACCAGTCGTGATCGTCGAGAATATCAAAATCACGGCTGCCGGTGTTCTTTGTGAGAATCTGCACATGATTTCCGGTCTCTTTGAGCAGCATAATGATCGCTCTGGTCGCGGAAGTGTTATATCCGTGCGGATAAGGGTCACAGGTGAAGCAAAGATGAATAATTTTGCCGGTGATACCCTCTTTTGTGAGCTGTGCTTTTACGGCCTCGACAATTCCGTCTCTCGCCTGAATCCTTGTATGGAATTCCTGTCTATCCTTGTGCAATACTCTTGGAGCATAGCAATAAAAGCATCCGTGCGGGCATCCTGTGTAAATGTTGATCGCAAGGTCGCCGTATTCTTTTGCCGCTCCGGATGGAGTGTAGATCGGTTTCATTTTCGCCTCCTTAATTCGTTGCCCAAATACAGATGCACTTTTTCCAATGTTTGTCATACTTGGCAATTTCCGCCTTGAGAGCTGCCTCGAATTCGTCGTCAGTCATATTCTCGTAGACCGGCTGATCGCTGAGCCAGTCTTGCATCCGTTCATAGAAATTGTCCCTGTCTGATTCAATAATCCCGTCATTGTCGTATGGTGTCTCGCAGTCTAGGATTTCGTCTACGGAGCAAGTAACGGACGAGCAATATGTGTATGAGTAACCGTCCCATGCTGCATCCTCTCCGCAAAGAACCGCAATAGGGAGATCGGGGTTTTCTGCAATGAGCCGCCGCAGCTCTGCGGAATCTTTTATGAAATCATAATCCATTTTCGCTATCGCCTCACAATCCGAGCTGATTGCAGGCCATGTTGAATGCAATCGCCCATAAATAAACTCTGCCGTCGATCTTTGCGCCGCATCCATTGAAATGCTCCCAAGCGTCAGGGTAAACATCTGTCGCAAGCTCGTAAAGCCGGTCTGTCGGGTGAAAGTCCCTGTTATGGATGCTCTTTTGTACTTCATCCACGATTTCTTCCTTGAAATCGTCAAACGAATCAAAGTCCGACGCAGCGATGTATGACTCAATGTTTTCTGCGTAGTCATCATCATCTGCGCCGAAAAGGGCTTCAAGCAGGCTTTCGACTACATCGCTCTCCTCGTAAACAAGACCGTCGGAAGAACACTGAAACTTGCTCATGTAATACGGAATATCTTTGAAAATGTAATCTTTCAGGTCATTGACTTTGATCGGGTTATGCCACGTTGCAATGCTTTCTCCGAGATCGCCGCTGACAATAAGACTTCCGCGCTTTTTGTCTACGATGAAATTGACATAGTAATCGATGCTGCCGTTCCGGTTCCGCCAGTCGATGATTGTAAAACGGTCCGTGTCCTGAATCAGCGTAGCAGAATGGTCGATGAAATGTCTCTCCGCGTGTTTATAATACTTTTCCCATTCATTCACTTGTGATCGCCTCCGTTCCGGTCATTGTCGCTCCGCAATAAGGGCAGTACCGTGTATTCGGGTTTGTGGTGTTCGCGCAGCGGCAATTCGTACAAGTGTAATACCCTTTGAGAGCGGTCGGTTCCCAACTGCCGAATTTCAGCGGTTCGCTGTTCTCGATGTAGTCAAGAATGATATGGTAATCAGAAACAGTGTCGCTGTCCGCTGCGAAATTCGCCTCAAGCATTCGAGCTGCCGCTTCTCTCGCAATGGTCTTTGCGTCTTTCTCCGCCGTCCACTGCTTTTCCAGCTCCGTGACTGCCTCCTCGATTTCTGGATCTGGCTCCGCCGCCGGTCTTGTGTCTGTGGTAATTCCGGCGTATGAAAGCCAGTTTTCGGCTTCATCGCGGGTATCAAAATCCTCGGTGAATGCCTCTCCGGTTGTGTTGTCGATTGCCGTATATGTCCCTCTGCCGTCCGTGGCAATGAATTTTCCGAGCGGATGCCTGCTTTCAATTATCTGTTTCGCTGCCTGTGCATTGATCTCAACAATGCTCATGCCGATTCCTCCTCCGGTATGGATTCTTCGACCGCATAAATCTGATTGAGGCCTGCATAAATGAGTGAGTTGCCGCTTTGCAGAAGTTCTGCCTGCATGAATACTCCGCAGGTATTCTTCCTGACGACAATGCCGGTGAGCATATATTCTCCCTCAAGGTAGATTTTCGGGTCTTTGAATCTGACTTTCTTGTTCAGGTTCCGTGCTGCGTCTTGAAATGTCAATCTGTCAATCCTCCGTTTCTTCTGCCACTGAGACACGCTGAGACGCTTCTGAGCGGCTTTGCAAATGGATTTGATGGAATTCCTTGTAATTCTCCAAACACGACCTGAGATTGCGTCCTATGGCTCTGACGACATTAACGGTCACGGCATTGCCGAACTGCTTGTATGCTTGAGAATCCGAAACGACCTGTTCCCATGTGTCCATTGGGAATGCCTGCAACCGGCCGTATTCCGTCGGCGTGAGCTTTCTGACGCGGTATCGTGTCCGGTCAAACACTTTGATGTGGTGTGTTCTTCCGGTTACTGCCGTTGCCGTCGGCGCGATGCCCTCTGTATCGTATACTCGGTTATTATGCTGCTGCGTCGTCCCGGCGTGTTCAAGCATTCCAAGAAGTATCAATTCACTCATGATCTGCAACCTCCGTTTCTCCGTCGGCTGTCAGAACATATTGGAAATTGTGCTTTGGCGTGAGGCAGCTATCGCCTTTGACGCGAAGTGTCCGCGCTACGCCGTTTGGATTCAGCAAGCCGGTCTGCTTACAAATATGATCTTCGACCTCGCAGCCGATGATTACACCGTGAACATCCTGCGCGGTCAGAGTGAACATTTCCTGTTCATCCGCTTTCGCTCTCGGTCCGTTCTGCCGTTTCTCAAGCCTGTCCGGCGTGAGTGTAGCGTGGACGCTGCCAAGCTCCGGCAACTTTTCAAGAGCCTGCTGAATGACTTTCTGCGCTCTCTCGTCAGGGATGTAATACTTTTCCGCGACATTCGTTTCGAGTATCGTTGAGAGCTTCGGTACATATTCGTGCTGCTCTGTCGGGAATTGAAAGCCGGTGATCCCGTTGAACAATCCGATAATGTAATAGCGCTCTCTGTTCTGCGGTACGCCCCAATACTTCGAGTTGAACATCCGAATCTTTGCATCATAGCCTCTTTTGCTGAGTTCCTGCTCAAGAACCGGAATGTACTTCCGCAGTCCTTTGACATTCTCGATAAAGAGTGCAAGCGGCATCTGCTCCGGTGTCTCTGTCTGCGTCTCGTCAAGCAGACGCATCATCTCAAAGAACATACCGCTGCGGGATGCAGCGTGTGCTTTTGCGCTCCGGCAATTAGGGCAAATGTAGCTGCCGTTTTCCTGCTCGGCATCGTTGAGGTTGTACTGCGTTTCACAGTTATCGCACACAAATTCAAATCCGCGCTGCTGTCCTGCTGTGGAAAGGTCCTGACACGGGAATCCAAATGCCCATATATCAGCCTGCGGAATGTCGGCGAAAGTGAGCTGCTTTATGTCCGCTTGGATGACATGATTTCCGACATTATGCCGGTAGGTCTGTACCGCGAACTTGTCGAAGTCACAGGCCCATATAATTTCGCATCCAGCTTCACGAAAGCCTATTCCCACCCCCCCCCGCACCGCAGAAGAAGTCGTTTACCGTTATCATTTCAGAATACCTCCGCTGTGTTGCATTCTCCGCCGGAGTAGCCTTGCCGCACGAGTTCTGCGATGCGGTCAAGCTCTGCATCCGGTAGGTTGATCGGCGTGATTGAGCTGCCGTCTGTGTCTGTGATCGTAAGCGTCCATGTACCGCCTCGCTTCATCTGGTTCGGTTGATTGGCTATATAGTTGATCGCCGCCCTTACTTTTGCAGCAAGAGGCGTGTTCGGGTTCTGCATCTTGTCCAGCTTTTCGTGGAGAACCGATGCAATAAAGTCTTTTTCGCTCATTTCCTTGAGCTGCTTCATGGTCGGTTTCATGCTCAGTTCCCTCCGTTTCTGCGCCAGTCGTCCCATACCATCGTTACGACGGAGTTTACGCCACGCAGTCTGCTGATGATTGCCGCGATCTTGCAGTTATCTCCGCCCTGCGGTGTCATGGCTTTTTCAAGCCCGTCCGCGTTGTAATTTGTCGTGATGACTGTCGGCTTCATATCCTCATACCGAGCGTTCAGTATCTTGTAAAGCGCGGTCATTGCCCATTCGGTGCATTGTTCTTTTCCGAGATCGTCGATTACAAGCAGATCGGCTTTCATGTAAATGTCGAATACCTCGTATTCGCTGATTCCCTTTTCATCGTATGTCCGTCGAATGTCTGCAAGCAACTGTTCTCCGGTCTTGAATATGACGGGGATTCCCTTTGCAAGCAGGCTGATTGCGATAGCTGCCGCAAGATGTGTCTTGCCGGTTCCGTTTGTCCCCTCGAAGTACAAGCCCTTGCCGTTTTCTGCGTAGCTTTCAAAGTTCCTCGCATAATCCAGTGCGATGTCGAATGCTCTCTGCATTTCCGGCGTTCTGCACTCGTAGTTTCGGAATGTTCGCCGCAGGAATCGCTTTTTCATGCCGCTTTCAAGCAGGAGCTTTTTGCATCTGTCTCGGAATAGTCTGACGCGCTCCTCCTCCTCACGCTGCCGTTTTGCCTCCTCTTGCTGACGGTCGTACTCCGCCCAATAAGCCTGCGCCTTTTCGCATTTGCAGCGAATCGGGATTGTCTCCGGCATCCAGAGGATGATCTTGCCGAACAGTGCCACGCCCTCACGCTCATTGAGCCTGCCGCAGAATTGGCATTTTTCCGGTGGAGGCGGTTGCTTGTCATCAGACCATGTAATTCCGTGTTCCCGTGCTTCTGTCGGCGTGTAAAGTGTTTTATGAGTTGCTGAATCCGTCAGAGGGGACAAATCCTCCGTGATTTCCTGACTGTCCGCCTGCGCCATGATTTCCATATCTGCCTCCGTTTCTGCTTTCCTCTGCCATTCGCTCGGACACCCACCCTAAAATGGCACGGTAATCGGATTTGTATGTCCTGCCGCTGCTGCCCTTGTAATTGTCAAGGATTTCGATTGCCCGCTTTGCGCCCTGCTCTCCGAATCGTTCAACAAGGCTGTCATGCTCCTCTTGGGTCATCGTAACGAATTCGGCATAGCGGATTTTTCCCGGCTCATCTTTCTTCTTTTTTCTGCCCTTTTTCGGTGTCTCAGTTTCCGGCGCGGAAACATCATCATCTGCCTGCTCTTTTGTCGTTTCAGTGTCAAAAACAGGCTTTTTCGGTACTGATACGGTGCGTTTCTTATACAGCGGTTCAAGGCTATCAACGAGTTCCTGACACCAGATGATCTTGTGCTGTTCCCAAAGGTCTTTGTCGAGATCGCCCAACTTCACGAGTGTCTGTATGATCTCGTCAACTGTCCGTTCTTGCAGTCTGGTAACGGCTGTCAGGTAAATCTTGCTTTCGTCTGCCGAGCAATCGTAATAATGCCCTGACTGCATTGAAAGCAGTTCCATGAGCTTGTACCAGAATGTGTAGCCGTCGTTTCCCCATTTCTCCTCAAGAATGAACATCGTTTTCCCGCTCTCGGTGAAATGGGGGAAGTATTCGGCTGTCTGCTTTTGCGGTCTGCCCACAGTATCACCTCCTCTCTGTATCGGGATTATCAGTAAATGACCTTGCTGCCCTCTGATGTCTTGACAACATCGAGGCTCTGCGGGAATCGCGCTTTCATTGCCGGGTCATGCGTGATTGCCATGATTTTGAGGCTTGAATATCTGCGCTGAATAGCCTCAAGTGCATCGCAGTATGCCTGTACGCCCTGCCCGTCGAGGAAAGGCGGCTCGTCAATAAACAGGAATCCGAGCTGAATGCCCGCTTTGCTGCTCTTGATCTCCGCAAGCGCGAGGATGACGGAAAGAGCTGCCTTTACTCTTTCACCGCCACTGCGGGACATATACGGAAGTCTGCCGGTATCAAAGTCATTGATGATGATGTCAAGCGTCGTGACCTCTTTTTTGCTGTTGCTCTTGAGCATCTTTTCCGTGACGAATTCCACTCGCATTTTTCCGCCGGACATCTGGCCGAGGATGTTGCTTGCCGTCGCCTCGAATACGGGGATAATACTGCGGATGATGTTGTGCGGGATGCCGTCCTGAGAAAACGCCCGTTTCAAGGCGTCGTACCCGGCTGCCGCTGCGCTGAGTTCGTTGATCTGTTTCTGCAAGGCATCTGCCTGTGCAAGCCGGTCTGCAATCTGTTCAAGCTGCTTTTGCAGTCCGCCGATCTGTACGGATGCGTGTTGGATGTCGTTCCGGTAGGATGTGATCGCTGCCTCTGCCGCCGCCAGTGCCTCTTGGTAGTCGTCCGTTCCGGTGATACCGGCGCTTTCATCTGCAAGCTCAGACTGGCAAACTTCGATTTCCTTGTCAAGCTCTTCGACCTCTGAGATCAGCTCGAACAGTCTCGCGGATGCGGTGTCCTTTTTTTCACGGGCAAGAGGCAACTGCTTTTCTTTCTCGACCCACTGCTTGGCAAGAGCGATTTTGTTTCTCAGCTCAATGAGTGATTTCGCAACCTCCTCTGCCTCTGCAATCTGCGCCTCATACTCTTTCACATTCGCAGCAAGCGCAAACAGCTCATTTTCTGCGGTGTTGATCGTCGCTTGCAGATCGGCAATGATTTCCGTAATCATGCACTTTGTGTCCTGCGCTGCCTCAAGCTGGATGTACTGCCGTTCTGCCGGTTCCAGCTCTTGCAACTGTGCGCGGAGCGTTTTGAGCGTTTCGGGGTCATACGCCTGCTCGTCAATGGCTTTCTGAGCCTCTGAGACGGCGCTGAGAGCGTCCTGAATCTCTGCCGCTAAGTTTGCTTTGAGTTCATCGTAATCGGCTCTGAGGCGCGGGAGATCGGCTCTGGCAGCCTGTGCGTCTGCAAGGAATTTGCAAGTAGCCGTTTCGACATTCGGGCATCCGCTGCTTTCAAGCATTGCCGCCTTTCGCTCATACTCTGCGATCTTGCTTTCTGCAATCTGTTTCATGCCGTCTGCGGTGCGCTGAACCTCTGCAAGACGGTCCTTTGCCGCTCTCAAAGCGGCGACTGCATCGGTATACGCGGATTCATCTGCGGTCATGCGGGCGATTTCGGCGGCAGTCTCCTCATACAGCCGGTGCTTTTCTGCGAGTTCGTCAGACCGTTCGAGGATGCTCTCAACCTCACGGAGTTTCGATTCCTGCGCCCATTTCTTTTCCTGCGCTTCACGCATCCGCTGATTTGTGGATTTGATGTCGGCACGAATATTTGCAAGGGCATCACGCTTTGCGGTGATCTGTGCCTCAACCGATGCGGCAGCTCTTTCTTGCTCAAAGAGCGCGTAGTATTCCTGCACCCCGGCTGCGATTTCGGCCTCTTGTTTTAGGATTGCCTCCGCTCCGGTGATGATCGCCGCCTGCGTTGCTTTCTGTCCCTCTTTGACAGTTCTGCTTGCAGTCAGCGTAGTGATGCGGTTCTGGATGCGCTGTACTCTTGCCTCCGCCTCAAGCTGTGCATTCAATGTAGCTCTCAGCACATCGGCTGCCTTTTGCTTTTTCTGCATTTCCGCCTCGGCAAGCGCAATCATTTTCTTGTATTCGTCGATCTTGTCCGTGATCTCCACCTTGTCCGGCAGTCCGGCCGTCAGGACATCTGCTTTGTCTGCGAATGTGCGGATGTCCCTGTTTGTGTCGGTGAGCTTTCCGGCTGCAATGTCCTCCATTGTGCCGTACATTCCAAGACCGAGGATGCTGCCGAGAATCTGCATCCGCGCCTCTTTGTCCGCTTGCAGGAACAGCCCGTATTGGTCTTGCATAATAAGCGCACAGGCTTTCAGCGTCAGGCTGTCCATACCGATGATGTTCTCGATCTCTTTCTGTGTATCGCGGTACTTTTCTTTTGAACGGTCCTCCCACTGCCCGTCTACCAGCTCCGCGATGTTCAGCGTAGCCTTGCCCGATTTCGCCCGTGTGCGGGTTACGCGGTATGTGCTTTCTCCGAGGCGGAATGTGAACATAATGGAACCGCTGCGGGCAGATTCGTCATTGCAAATCCAGCCGGTCAGCTCTCCCTCACGCGGCTCCTCGAACAGACAGTCAATCATCGCATCCATGAACAGAGATGATTTTCCGACACCGTTCTGCCCGTTGATCGTGCAAAAGCTGATTGTATCGTAGCTGAAAGTTTCGTCACGGTAGTTCCGGTAATTCTTCACGGAAATCTCGACGGGAACGAATGTGCCTGTCCTGCGCTCCGTCGTCGTCTTTTCGACTGCCTCTGCGATAATCGGCGCGGCGAGTTCAAGCAGCGTTCCAATCTCCTCCGGCTTGTAATCCTTTTCCTCAAGGTATGCAGCGAGGTTTGTCTCCGGCGAATCATCGGATTCAAGCGCGTTCCGGTCAACGGTGATCGTGATTTTCTGCGGCGTGATTTCCTGCACCCAGAATGCGCCGTTTGTGTAAAGGTAGTTTTCCAGAACAGCGTGATTGAATGCTTTGTTGTGTTCGTCGGTGCAGTTGTAGAGGACACGCACGATCTTGTCTTTGAAGTCATCGGCTGAGAAAAGCCCGTCGAGATCGCCGCCGGTAATGGCTTTAATGTCGTCGTCCTCAAGGCGGATTGTCTTGAATCCTCTGGACGGCAGCTCGTGGAATGTGCTGTCAACCTCCGCGCCGCTGATCTCGTGAATGTAAAAGCCTCTTTCCTGTCCCTCATCGTTGAAGTTGAGCGCGGAAACTGCGCCGCTGTAGAATGTGTTTTTGCAGTTTTCGATCTGCTGCGGTCTGTGGATGTGACCGAAACACACAAGATCGAAGTCGGCAGCTTTCAGCGCGTCGGTGTAGACAATCGGTTCAAACTGCGACATAAATGCTGTCTGCCCGCTTTCCATGTTGGCACCGGCAATGGTGTAATGACCGACCAGAACGGACGGGATTCCGCTTTCGCACTGCGCTTTGAGTCCGAGAATCAGATTTGCAATCGCCTCGGTGAATACCTCGTTTTCCTCCTCTTTGGACAGTCCGGGATGCTTTGCGCGGTAATATCCTCTGTCAAAGCCGGGGATAAATGCAATCTGAATCGGGTCGCCGGATGACGTGATGAATGTTCTCACACACGGCTCCGTGATGATGTTGATTGAGTTATTGCCGTCAAGCGCGGTTCTCAGCGCGTTAAACTGTTCTTCGCTGTCGTGATTCGGTGTACCTCTCATGACGACCACAGGGCAAATGCTGTCCAGATCGCGGAGATACTCGACGATCTTCCGGTTTTCTTTCAGCCCTCTGTCGCTCCACACTTTCGCCTGATGGAAGATGTCCCCGGCGATGATCGCAATATCCGGCGTTTCTTCTTTGGCTTTCTCGATGAGTGCGGAAATGCAGTTGCATACATCAAGGAATCTGAGGTTCTGTCCTGCCGCCTCCGGCCCTGCGAAATTGCCGATATGCCAATCGGCTGTATGCAAAATCTTCATTTTCAGTTACCTCCGTATTTCTTCTGGCAGTCCATACACAGCGGTCTGCCGTAGTTGTTCATAGACCATTTCAGGACGCCGCCTGAGACGGGTTTGCCGCAATCCGTACAAGTGTTGCCCGTGCCGCCCTGCGTCGTCTGAGGAGCGTTCTGGAAGCTCTGAGGAGGTGCTGCGGGAGACTGCGAATACTGTGCCTGCTGCGGCTGTGCCTGCTGCTGAAACTGCGGAGCGTACTGCTGCTGCGGTGCGCTGTACTGTACCGGCTGCGCGTTCTGCATCCGGTCGGGGAGTGCCGCCTGCTGCGGTGCTGCCGGAATCTGCGGAGGAGCATCCTGCTCGGATTCGATGTATTCCGGCTGCTGAACGGTCTGCGCGTCAAGCTGCTGCGCGGATGTTCCGTAAAGTTCCCCGGCGCTTGTAAAGAAGTGCTTTACCGCCTCCGCCTTTACCATTTCGTTGTCAAGGTTCGGCACAAGATATGCCACTACGAAAGGCTTTCTCAGCTCCTCGAGGGTATATGTGCCTTTGATGTGCATTGCCGCTCTCAGTGCGCGGTTGATGGCTTTCGTCTCGCACATCTCGTTGCGGAATTTCATAAATTCCGCTTTCTGCTTGTCGCTCATGTCTGCGGTTACATCCGCAATGACGATTTCTTTGTGGCCGACAAATTCAATGTTTTCGCCGGTGAGCTGCGGGACGGAGATTCGTGCCTCATAGGCGACATCCTTACAAAGGCACTGCCCGCAGTTGATCGGCTGCCCGATGCTCCGGTTCACTTCGGCGCATTTCTGGCAAGTTGACGGGATGATCGGTCTGGTACCGATGATCTTGATGCCCGCCGCTCTCATGAGCTTGTTCAACCCCTTTTTCGTCAGCGCGTACTTTGCTGCGACCGGCGGATGCCATCTGTTGTATTTGTCGTTGTACCCCTCCCGTGCCTTTTCCTGCTCGTAGATTTCTTTGTCGTCTAAATTCACCGAAATCTGCACCACATTCATTACTGGCTTGTGGATTTCCGCGATCTCAGCGACGGTCTGCATCGGAGTGAGCAGCGTGAACTGATCGACGGGATACTGCTGCGCTATCGACAGCGCGTATGTTCCATTATTCATTTTTTCGATTCCTCCTATTGACAAATCGTTGGATTTATGATACAATAGGGGCAAGGAGAATATTTGGCGCTGGCGGTTTCGTGTTCGCATCACGGGCCGCCGTTCTCTGTCCCCATTTATCACCGTACTTTTTCAGCTCCATAATGAGCTGCGCGGTCGCTCTGGTAATCTCAGCGGCTGCCGCTGATCGGCATTCTTCCGCAATGAGCTGTTCGAGGTACCACGGCTGCAAGCGTTCTCCGTTGCAGTCACCCTCCTGCATGATAATTCGTTTGAGCTTTTCCGCTGCGCGTTCTGCCGCACGGGGAAGCTCTTTTTCTGTTATGCCGTCCATTGCATTCCTCCGTTCCTCAGTCGAATCTCCCGATTTTCGCGGCCCTTTCCAGCACAGCGAGGTTTTCGTCTGCCCTCCGCCGGAATTCAAGAATCCTGTCCCTGATCTCCGGTATCTGCGGCTGTTCTGATTCTTTTAGCTCTCCGTTCTCCATGAGCAGCGAGAGCTGCCGCGCCAGTCGTTCCATTTCGTAGATCGAATTCTGAAATCGTATGAGCGCCCGCTCTGCGGGCATTATGGGAACCTCTCGGCAGTATTTCCCGAGCGGGCATTCGTGGACGCAGTACCATATCCGAAGCTCCGGCTCATTGTATGCGTCAGCCATGAGTGCAACTACCGTATTCGGCGGGTTGCTGAGTCCGAGTTCATATTTCTTGAGACAATCCTCGGTCACACCCGGTAGATACTCTATCGCGCCTGCCCTTGTGCCGAAAGCTCTGTTGCACTTTGCCGCCCGCATTCGTGCTTCATAATACCGATTTCCTACTGCTTTTGTTGCCTGTCTTGGCATTTACCTCACCGCCTTTTCGTGCTATAATTATGGCAGAGAGTTCAGATTGCACGACAGAGCAGTTATGTCTTTTTCCGTCCCGTTGTGGGACTGCCTGAGCCAAACGGTCTTTTGACCTCGAAGATGTCGTCTCCGTCGTATCGGAGCGCTTTCTTGATCTTGATCGCCACCTCAAGGCTAGGCGACTTGTCGCCGGTTTCGATCTGGCTGTAGTGGCTGCGGCTGATTCCTAGTGCATCAGCGAACTGCTGCTGCGTGAATCCGCACTGCTCTCGGATTCGCTGCAATTTGATTCTCATGTTCTCACTCCTTTCATGCCCTACTGGGTTCTTGTTGTCCCGAACAAGGACATTCACTTGCAATTTTCGGTACCGGTTGCATTGTTCGTCACTTTTTGGGACATCATCTTCCTTTTTTGGGTCAAGCCGTGTATAATTATTTTTGGAGGTGTTGTGTATGAAATTTGCTGACCGGCTGAAATCTCTCCGGCAGGAAAAACGATATACGCAGGAGGAGATTTCAAAAATTCTTAATCTGTCCCGCTCCACCTATTGCGGTTGGGAAACAGAGGGGAAAGAGCCTGACATTGCGATGATCGGTAAACTTGCCGTTTTGTTTGGCGTTTCCTGCGACTATCTGCTTGGTTACTCCGATGAACGCACTCATTCAGATACAATCCTTGCGGATGACCGAGACAATTTCCTTGCTCACTACAATGCGCTGCCCGCTGACATTAAAGCCGTCGTAGCGAAAACATTTGACAGCTTTTATCTGCTGCTTGGTCGTGATATGCAGCTCCGCCGTCCGGAGCGTCTTGCGCTTTACCAAACGCTGCTGACCGATCTTTACCGCCTCCGCGCTGACATCTCAAACCGTATCGACGGTTCCGGTGTGCCGGATGTGAATACGCTGTCTGAGGTCATGGCGTTGCAGAATGAATTGAAGAACAGGCTGTCCGCCGTTCTTGACGAACTGATGCAGGCGGATATGAAGATCGCGCTGAATTCTGAATCGTAAATACGAGCCTGTGAGAATCTCTCTGCGGAGGGGTTCTCATTGTTTTTGGAGGTGTTCCTGTGCCTAAGTATTGCATCTATCTCCGCAAGTCCCGTGCCGATTTGGAGGCGGAGGCTCACGGTGAGGGGGAAACGCTTGCGCGGCATGAGCGGATGCTGCTTGAGCTTGCCAAACGCGGGAAATACAACATCACTCAGATTTACCGTGAGATCGTTTCCGGCGAGACGATTGCCGCCCGCCCTGTGATGCAACAGCTTTTGCAGGAAGTCGAACAGGGGATGTGGTCCGGTGTCCTTGTCGTTGAGGTCGAGCGTCTTGCACGCGGAGACACGATAGATCAGGGAATCATGGCACAAACTTTCAAATACTCCGGTACAAAAATCATCACTCCGACAAAGGTTTATGACCCTGAGAACGAGTTTGACGAGGAGTATTTTGAGTTCGGCCTGTTCATGTCCCGGCGGGAATACAAGACAATCAAGCGGAGATTGCAGCGCGGTCGGTTTGCTGCTGCCCGTGAGGGAAAGTTTGTCAGCGGTTATCCTCCATACGGCTATGACCGTGTCCGTGTCGCCGGTTCCAAAGGCGTAACGCTTACGCCGTCGCCGCTTGCTGAAAATGTCCGGCTGATCTTCCGCCTCTTTACCTCCGGCGAAGAAATGTCTGACGGAGAAATCCGGCGTTACAGCTTGACTGCGCTCTGTTACCGTCTTGATGAGATCGGGGTCCCGACACCCGGCAAGTCCATTGTCTGGCAAAAGCAAAGTTTGATCCGCCTCCTCTCAAATCCTGTTTACATCGGCAAAATCCGGTGGAATTTCCGCTCAAAGAAAAAGGTCGTCCGCAATGGTGTCTTGGAATCTCATAGCGTCAAATCTGCGCCGGAAGATGTCGTCTTGGTGGACGGTCTGCACCCGCCGTTAATCTCTCTCGAAGTCTTTGAAAAAGCTCAAGAGCTGCTGAAAAGCAAGCGGCCGCCGGTTGTTTCCGACCGCGAAATGAAGAATCCGCTTTCCGGTCTGCTTGTCTGCGGTCTGTGCGGCAGAGCTGTTATTCGGAATCGTGTCTGCGCCTCCGGTGATGTGCTTGCCTGCCTCAACAAGAGCTGCCAGAATATCGGCTCCTACGCTCATCTGATCGAGGAAAAACTGCTCAATACGCTTTCGGCTTGGCTGGAAGAAGATGCCATGTCTGAATGTCGAATCAGCGATGATAAGGTTCTCTGCGAAAAGAATGACGCGGTAAAAGCTGCTGCTGCCGATCTGGCGGTCTTACGGAGTCAGCTTTCGCGTACCCATGACTTGCTTGAACAAGGGGTTTATGACCTAGACACTTTCCTGAACCGGTCCAGAAGTCTTACGGAGCGTATCGCTGCTGCTGAGGAACGGTATGAGGGTCTGTCCGTGGAGCTTGCTGAGGACGAGGAGCGCGTCGCCAGTCGTCGGAGCTTTCTGCCGTTGGTCGAACGGTTGCTCAAGGAGTATGATGGTCTTTCCGTTGGAGAGAAGAATCAGCGCTTGAAACAGGTGCTTGAAAAGATCGAGTACACAAAGACGGTCCGGTCTTTCCATTCCCGCGCCTCCGCAAATGACTTTGAGCTTGTCTTGTATCCAAAAATCCATAAGAGATAACAAAAAAGCCGTGTGCATTTTCCGCACACGGCTTATTTTTATTCTAATCTTGTCACGCTTGCTTTATGGAGTGTGACATGATTAGAAAAAGCTGTTTGCGGATTTGCGGGTGCGCGTACTTAATTGCGTAAGCAATTATTTCCTTTACTTTGCTTTTCTTTCCTTTACTTTGTGGCGTTTTCGGTGCGGAAATCGTCGGAAACATGGGTTTTCGGCGCGGAAACTTCTGCGCGGGTCTGTTCCCGCATCAGAAATGCCTGTTTCTGTCAAATCTGCTCCGGCTGTGGTTTCGATTTTCGCCGCGTTATGTCGGTTTTGGACGCGAATTTATATCTGCTTTTCCGTTCCGGTTATTGTTGTTTCCGGCGCGGAAAAGTCTGTTTACATAAAATCGCCTCCGGCACTTGACAAATCTCCGGAGGTGTGCTATAATAATAGCACAAAGTTCCGAGAGATCGGGATTCGGGAAAAGAGTAGGCTGTACCGTCCAAAGTTCAGGCCTGCTCTTTTTTTATTCTCCGTCTGCCTGTTGCCGTTACTATAATTATAGTCCCTTTTAGGGGCTTTGTCAATCCATTCGGAGAAATTTCTGAAAATTTGGTTGTTTTGCTGTTTTGTACTTATTGATGCAGGCGTTTGTTGGTTGTTTTGTCCCCGATTGCGTCTTTCAGCTTCCTACTGCCGTGATTCGGGACATCGCATTCCTTTTCCACTGAAACTGCGTTATAATGTTCTGGAAAGGATGTGATGCTATGGCTGTTTGGCTCTGCCGTGCCGGTCGAACAGGTGAGTATGAAACGCGATTTCTGGAAGATTCAAAAATCTATCTGACCGTCCAAGAGCTGACGGATTCTGTCGTTTCTATCGGCACACGCGCTGCAATCAAGGACATTCTGCGAGATGCCTCTCCAAGTCTGACTGAGGGCGCTATTCGCAATTTCGCCGGTCAGGTTTATGGCTTTGCGTACAAGATGCGTGCCGGTGATCTTGTCGTGCTGCCGTCGAAAATCACGACTGATATTCATATTGGCAAAATCCTCGGTGACTATGAGTTCAATGCGAACGAGGGAGAGGATTATCGTCATAGCCGGTCTGTTGATTGGTTTGCGAATATCCCGCGCAGTTACTTCGATTCCGAATTGATATCCGCTATGGGTGCGCGGATGACGATCTGCCAGCTTTCGCAAGGTGAACGCATAAAAAAGGTTGTTTCATCATACAGCGAAGCGTCTGCGCCTCCTCAAGATCAGCCGTTTGAATTCGATGTTGAGGGCAGCTCTTACGACGCAATCAAAGAGCATATTATTAAGACTTTCAAGGGTCATGGGCTTTCTCATCTTGTCGCTGCTATTCTCCGCGCAAAGGGATTTGAGGTGTATGTAAGCCCGCCGGGACCCGACCACGGCGTTGACATCCTCGCTGCCTCCGGCAGTCTTGGTTTCGGCTCTCCGAAAATCTGCGTTCAGGTGAAGTCAACGAACGACCCAATCAGCAGAACGGTTCTCGACCAGCTCGTAGGAACGATGCAGTATGTCGGCGCTGAATATGGCCTGCTTGTTTCGTGGGGAGGCTTTCGCTCCTCAATCATGAGCGACACAAACGCTCAATTTTTCAAGGTCCGGTATTGGACGAGCGCGGACATTATAAACGAGCTGTTCGCTTGCTATGAGAATCTGGATGATGAAATCCGGCAGAAAATTCCGCTCAAGATGGTCTGGATTCTGGATTCAGACAAAATGTGATCGGTGTGAACCGCTCTGTCAAACGGCAGAGCGGTTTTTCTCTGCATCAGTCGTATGTAGCGTAATGCTCCGGCGTTTCCTGCCTGTCATGCAAGCTCAGTGCGTATTGCGATGTTTCAGTGAATCTGGAATCTGAGCTGTAGCAGAGGCATCCGCCCGCCATCCATCCGCAGCCTGTCGGTCTTTCTACCGGCTCGATGTGCAGGAAGTCCTGACCGAACAGATGCCGCTTGATGATCTTGCAAAGGTTCTCCGGCGGGTTGTCCGGGTCAACATCAATCCAGCCCTCATCGTGCAAGAGCAGAATCTCTTGAAACCGGTGAGAAATGCCGTTGTTTGAGCAGTCGCCGTAATGCGGCTTGTAAATGGATACGCTAATCGCTTTCATGTGATCTCCCCCATTTCATATCCACGAATGATCTCTTTCGTCGCCCGCGTGAGCGCGTGTTTGAGGTTGCTGTGGCTCTGGACGCTTTCAAGCGTAAGTCCGCAGGATTCCAGTGTGTCCTCGACGCTGCAAGTGACGATAAATTCATGATTCATCAGCTCGTAATGAAACATCTCGTATGCGAATCCGTCTCCGGTTGTGTCCGCGTCAAGAGCTGCTTTCATTTCCTCATGGTGTCTCTGGAACATGGCCTTGACCGTGTCCTTATCGGTTTTCAGCAGGAATCCGCCTGCACCGATGCTGCAAATCTTGTCTGTGTCGTCCGGTCCGAGTCCGAAAGATGTCATCATTTCCTCGAACTGCCGCTGACCGAATGCCCACTTGATCGGCAGGGTTGCAACTTCCTTTTCCTGCCGCTCGATCATCTGTCTGTAAGTCTCACTCATGGTTTCCTCTCTTTCTCCCCGAACACGCTTATAGGACAGTTCAGTTCCGGCGTAGCTGCGGTCACTCGTCGCGCCAATACGCCCATGTTTCAACCTTTGTCAGCCCATACCGCTTGAGGTAAGTGTTCAGCCTCTTGGTGAATACCTCGATCTCGATTTCAAGCGCATCTCTGATTGCTCTTGCGACCTCAATGCCGACTGCCTCGGCCCCACGCGGGAGATCGTGCGCCCAATGCTGAAAATTCCAATAGTAAATGCGGGTGTCCTCCGGCGCACCGCTATACTGAATACCGATATAGACGCTCCATGTAGTTCCTCCGGCGCAGATGTCGTTCAAACGTTCAAGCATTTCGTGCATCTCTGCAAGGTTCTCTTTGATGAAGTAATCCTCGTTAGTAGCTGCGTGATGTGCCATGCGCTGCGCGTCGTCGTAGTCCTTTGTGTCATAAGGGCTGTCAGAATACCCAAAGCAGAACCGTGTCTTGATATTCGGTCGCTCGATGCAAAGCAGTCTGCCGTCCGCAAGCTGAATGATTCGAGCTGCCTTTTTCGTGCAGTGTTCCGCCATTGTGATATTACCGCTCCATTCGCGGAGCATTTCATCGTGCCAGAGGACTCGGAGCCTTTTCTGCTCCTCTCTGTCGTTACGGTCCTTGCTCATGCTGTTCCTCCTATCTGTAAATGCGGGCGATTTTTCCGGCAGGCGGGTCAATCGGTGTCCAGCCCTCCTCGCGGCAATACCGCTTGTGCTGTTTCATAGCGTTCTCCATGCTGACTGCGCGGTAGCAGATGTGAAAGGCTTTCCCGGCGCTGTCCTGCGCCCAAAGTTCGTAACCGCTGAACCGCTGCCCTCTCACGCCGGAGGGCTTTTCCCTGCCCTCCGGTATGATGACTTCGATAGTCTTGTTACGCTCATTGTAGCTGCCGTTGACGATCTCGCAGTCTGCGTAATGCTGCTTGTACTGCCGGTACGGCATTGTTCTGATCTCTGCCATAGCTTACCTCCGTTCAGTCCGTCTCCGGTTCGGCCTCCTCATAGGTGACGAGGCCGATGTGCTTGCGAGGCTTGATGCCTGCCTGTACGCAAAGATCGTTGATGATCTCAAACGCCCGCTCCCGTGTCATCTTCTCGCCGGGTTCAAGCGTGATGTTTGCGAGTCTGCTGCCCTTATAGAACAGGTTGTAGCTCTTGCCCTCTGCCGTGAGGGTTTTCACTCTATTGACTGCCATATTACCGCACCTCCCCGTGCCAGTTCGTGTATTGCAGGATGACATCATTGAGGCGGACAGGGATGCGCTCTGCGCTGTATTCCACCTTGCCGTAGATCTGGTATCCGTGTCCGTTGACCTCAAAGCCGATGTAGCTGCCGTCTCCGTTTGCCTCCATGAGCTTGATGCTCGACATCGCCGGGGCAAATCCGAAGTAGTCTCTCATAGTATTGGCTGCGATGTGCTTGAGCGCATCTTTGCCGAGATTGTTCAGGTTCATGCCTGCGCCTCCTTGACTTTGTAATGGCCCTTGCGGTTTGTGATCGGCTCGACCTCTGTCTCTGCCAGTTCGTGAAGCATAACGGCCGACATATACCGGCAGTCTGCTTTCAGGATTGTGCGGTCTTTGAAGTGTACCGCTTTCCAGTCCTTGCATTCGTGAAGTTTCATGATTTCGCCACCTTTCTGAAAGTCGGAAGTCCGAAGCGGAGTGCGATCTCCTTACGGATTGTGAGATCGTTGCTGATGTAGCCGTTGCCGCTGATCTGTTTCTGCTCTCCGGTTTCGGTGTTGCGGGCGAATGTTCCGCGGGCAATGTAGTCGCTCCACACTTCAAATTCGATGCCGCACACCGTTGTGTTCGTGATCTGAGTAGTCATGATGTACCTCCGTTCTGTTGTGGGGCGACGGTCCGCCGCCCCATTTGTTTATGCGAGTCCGAGTACCGTGTCGCTGTCGTCGCTGCGCTGGTTCCGCATTCCGGTCTGCTTGCAGTAGTCAGCGATTTCGTATTTGGCATCTGTAATATCGCCGTTCAGCCTGTCAACCTCTCTGCGGAGCGCTCGGATTCTGCTGTCAAGCTCTGCGATTTCATTGTTCTTTGATGTGATTTCCTCCTGCAAGCCGTCCAATTCGTCGTACAGCCCGTCGATGATGCTCTGTCTGTATGCTACGAGCTTTCTGTAGCGTGTCTCGAAGTCTTTGAGATCGAAGCACTTGCATCTGGTGATGTACTCGGTCATCATCTTGAGCGTTCCGCTGTCCTCGATGTCGAATGCGAGTGCGTTGTCAATGGATTCGTGAATGCCGAGAACCTTATGCTCTGCGCCGCCGCAGCTTGTGGATTCTACATTCATTACCATGATCTCCCGCGTTTCTTCGCCGTTCTCCGTGACCGTGAGGATTCTGGTATAGACTGCGTATTTCTTCATGGTGATGACCTCCTTTTCACTCTGTCCCGTTCTGGGACAATGTTCTGTAAAAATTATGCGGCTTTCGCCGTTTGAGTGCTGTGCTGTGATTGTATCTTAATTATAGCCCCTTTTAGGGGCTTTGTCAATCCCTTTTTGCAAATTTGTTCATAAAATTACAAAATTCGGCGTTATGCCGGTTTCGTCCCATTTCGCAGAACATCCGTTTGTGCGCTTTGTCCTGTTTTGGGACATATTCGCGCCGTAAATATCTGTTTTCTCTCCGGTTATTCTTTTTTATGTGCGGCTATTGCTATTTTCTCCGCGCAAACAAAATCCCCCGCAGACACGATCGCCTGCGAGGGATTGCCGTTCTTATGCTCTTTTGAGGTACTGACTGCTGCAATATCCGGTGTATGTCACGCCGTTCTGCGTTACGACGACGCAGAGCCACTTCACGCCGGACACGACATTGTAGTATCCGTAGCAACGGACCGTTGTACCGTTCGGAATCGTTGTCAGGATGCGCTTGTCCGTGCCTGCGCCGATGCGGACATTCAGTGCGGTTGCAGTAACCTTGTATGCGCCTGCGACCGTCTTGCTGAAATTGTGCGCCACTTCCGGCTGCTCTGCTGCGGGTGTCTCCGGTTCTGCCGTGTCCGTCGGTGTCTCTGGCTCCGCCGGTGCGTCAGAGTTATCCTCCGGCGGCTTTCCGCCTGATGTCGTACCGTACCCGTTCAGCCCTTTGGCTTTAATCATCGACGGGTAATCCAGATAGCAGATGTCATAGTCAACTTTGTCGGGGAATCCTGCGTGATATGCCTTGTCCGGCTGCCAGATGCCGTATGCGCCTTTGTATGTAGGCTTTGAGACATCCCACTCAGCAAGCCAAATGGCATATCGCGTTTTGATGTCATCCTCTGTGTAATGGCAAAGGAGATCGGGATTTCCGTACAAGCCTACCCAATACCCGGCGCTTTCAACCTTGTTGAGAAATGCTCGGATGATCTTGCTGACATTCGCTTTGCCGGTCTTGTAGATCGACTGCTTTTCCAAGTCAAGGTAGATCGGGTACTCGAATTTCTTTCCGGTAATGATTGAAAGCGCGATGTCAGCCTCCTCAAGCGCCTGCTCAACCGTCTTTGCGTCGATGAACCAATAAGCGCCGACCGGGATGCCTCTGCTCTTGGCTCCGGCGTAATGGGATTCAAACATCTTGTCTTTCTTTCGTGCAATTTCTCCGCCGCCGATCTGGATAAGTGCAAAATCAGTTTTCACTTTCGACCAATCCACTTTCGGCTGACACCACGAAATATCAATGCCTCTCTTTTCCTTGTTCGGTTCCGGCTTTCCGTCATCCTCCGGCAAGTAGACAAAGCCGAGCAGCTTGTACCCGTTCCCGTAATTATACGGTGCTTTGTAATGCCCGTTCCAGAAAGGCTTTGCGGCTCCGTAGCCGGATTCGGAAGTCGTGATGTCTCCGCCGATGCCGACCTCCTCAACGAAAGCCACATGACCGGCTCCGTCGCTGCCGGAGAGTGTAGCGCCCTTTTGCCAGACGACAAGCGCACCGACCTTTGGTGTGCTGCCCGTCTTGAGTCCGTGCTGCTGTGCGTTTGCAAAGATATTCTCAGCATTCACAGGGTCGAACAAATCCATCTGCGGACGGTTCGCTGCCTCATGGAATCTACCGTAGGCATACCCGACGCAGTTGTGCAGTACATCGCAGTCGGGGTCTGTCGGCTTGCCTTTGATTGCTCTGCTGTAGCCGCCGTTTGAGATCGTGTTGTAAAAGGGGTTTCCCTTTTCTGGCTTTGAATAACGCGGTTCAAACATTGTTCTGCACCTCCTCACAGGTAGTCGTCGGAAATGGCGACGATCACAACATTCATCCCGGCGGAAATGCCTGCTGCCAGTGCGCCGATCAGCGCAGACCGCCAAGCTGCGCTGCCGCCCTCGAATGTTGCTGCGGTGAACGGAATCGACGCGAGGAAAGCCTGCAACGCGGTTTTCCCGGCGCGGATGAGAATGTCTTTCCACTTCGACGCAAACTTTGCTTTCATCTTTTATCCTCCTCTCATTCGTGTGCCTGCTCGTTAATATGGCTGTTCAGTTTGTTGTATGCCTCGGTGACTGCACCGTTGCATCCCTGCTGTTTCAAACCGTCGAGGCAGGCGAGCATTGCCTCGCACATGATCGACTGCTCTTTCTTCATCTTCTTGATGACATCGGTCTGTTCATCTTGGGTCTGCACCCACTTGATGATCTTGTATGCGACCGCGCCCATAGCAAGCAAAGCGCCAAGCACCGCCGCAGCCTTGATGATTGTATCTGCATCAATTACCATTGTCTCCGCCTCCCTTATATGCGTATGAATCGTAAATTTCGGTGAGCCTGTTTCGCAGGCCATGACTGTTACAGTGCATCAGCGTTCCGCTGAATGATGCCGCCTGCCTCATAAAAGCGTCGATGAGGATTTCGCCTCTCTCGACTTTTTGGCAGGATTTTTTCACTTTGCGAATCATCCTCCGCGCTGTGGATTTCTTGAGCTTGCGGTGTGTTGCCCATATTCTATATCCGACAAATTCGATGCCGAGTGTAACCGGTCGTATCGCTGTCTTTTTGTTCAGATCAAGGCGCAGCGTGTCCTTGAGAAATGCCTCAATATCATCCTTGATTCCGTGCAGCTCCGGTTTGCTGTCGGAAAGGATGATAATGTCGTCCATGTATCGTACATAGTAGTGAATCCGAAGTCGGTGCTTGCAGAATTGGTCAAGCTCATTCAGGTATACATTTGCGAAAAGCTGTGATGTCAGGTTCCCGATTGGCATTCCGCAATCTGAGCGCCACATATCCGGTGTGCATTCCTCCGGATTGTAACCGGCAGGCAATCCGAATTTGGTATCTTCACTGTTTATAATCCTGTCAAGCAATGCAAGCAGCCGGGTGTCTGCGATTCGCTTGCGGAGAATGTTCATGAGGATTTCGTGATCTACGCGGTAAAAGTATTTGCTGATGTCCAGCTTGAGGTAGTACCATTTCCCCGGCTTTCTGCTGACCTGTTTTAGCCAGTATTGCAGTCGCTCCGCCGCTTTGTGACTGCCTTTTCCTACGCGGCAGGCGTAGCTGTCCTCAATGAACATCTTATCGTAGAACGGATTGAGCTGCTTGTAGATCGCCCATTGCACAACCCTGTCTCTGTACTGCAATGCCATGACAAGCCGCAATTTCGGCTCCGTTACATAAAACGGTCGGTACGGTCCGACTCGGTATGTACCCCAAAGCAGCTCATTCTGTATCTCAATGAGGTTTTCTTCGAGGCGGTCCGTGAATTGCAGCACATCCGGTCGGAATCTCTTTCCTTTTCTTGCGTGTAGGTGTGCATCATAAAGCTCGTCAAAGTCGCAGATCGTATCGAAAATGTTGTCCATGATCTGAAATTTGGAATCGCCCGTTGAAATCACCTCCGTTTAGTCTTTCCTCTGCGTGTAGCGTTTCCGCGTCCGCAGAAATACAATCTTTTCCCTTTCGGGAGGGAAACAAGCCCCTTTGATGCTATGCGCCGTGCAGTATCCGTAGATCGCTGCCACTGGTTGTCCGGCATAGCACAGAGCGGAGCGGAACCCGATGTTGTTGTTGGAATTCGACCGAGGGTTGTTCAAGTTCGTGTAGAACACGCCCGCATTCGAGCTGTTGTTCCAGTTGCCGCCGCGATTCGGGAAACGCTTTAGGCCTGCTCCCCATGCGGTCACTTCACATATTTCATGTATCCGCCAATGATTCTGCCGATCTCGTTCAGCATCCGGCTCCAAGTCTCGTACTTGTGAATGGAAAGAGGCGGCTGCATCTTGATCGTTTTTGCCGTGCCGTCCTGATTCCGTATCTTTTCGCCGGTGCTGTCCTTTACCGTGACTGCCTTGTCGTAAAAATCCTTATCGTGTGCAAGGCGGATGAGGTGCCGGAGGACATCCAGCTCCACATCCAAATCCTGCAAAGTGGTTTTCTTGTAGTATTTCTTCTCGACGATAATCGCAAGCCGGTACATATCAAGCATGGATTTTCGGATTGCATCTGCCGTCTGCCGCTCTCTGCGCGGAAAAGAGGCGACGGCTTTCTTTCCATACTTCATCATGTCCCCGATCTTTTCTTTGAGTATAAACGGCGATTCTTTGGTGTACTGCTGTTCTTCCATAGACCGTGCCTCCTCGGAGCTTGTTTTATCTGTGTAGAGGGCTTTCGCCCTCTACATCAGTTATGCAGTAAGCAGTTTGCAGTTATTCATAGAAAGCGGAGCGGAACCCGAAGTAGAGGTTGGAATACGACCGAGGGTAGTTCAAGAGCGCGGAGAACACGCCCGCATTTGAGCTGTTGCTCCAGCCGCCGCCGCGATACGGGAAACGCTCATCCGCGCCGTTGTTGATATAGAACTGGTCACTTTCATAGCCGTCTGCATCGGCAGGGAACAGTGCCAGCTCCTTGATAAGCTGCGGCACGGTAACTCCGCTTGCGGCTACCATCGACTGGAATGCGCTGTTTCTGGACGAATCTTCCTGCGATGTGATCGTCGTCGCAAGCGTGACTTTGCTGCTCACAAAGTCGTATTTCAGCGTACCGGAAGTACCCGGCGCGACGAGGCTGCCGTCCTCCTTGATTGCTTTCCATTCCGTGCTTGTAGCGCTCATATCCGCCGTCGGCATCATGAGCGCTACAAGCACGGAATGGAA